TGGCAGCGGCCCCGGAGATGCTCGACGCCCTGCGGCGGCTTATGTCAGAGGAGCCGCCCGACGGAACCGAGGTGCTGAACGCGATGGTCGTGATCGCCAAGGCAGAGGGGAGGCTGATCGCCGAATGATCAACATCACCCGCAACCCGGACGCATCTGTCACGGCGAATTACCAGCACCCTCGGACGGGGGTGCCGGTGTCCCGCACCTTCATCGTGGGCGACACGTTCGGCATCGTGTACGAGCGTGTCGGCAGCAGCACGATCCCGGTCGGCAGGAAGTTACGCCGCACCACCAACCCGATCCGCACGTTTGAGCGCCGCCTCGCGGACGTGATCCAGCAACAGACCGAGGCGCTGCTCAACCTGGAGGAACAGAAATGAACAGACCGCACCCCACGCAGGACAAGCCAGCCAAGTGCTACGTCATCAACCCATTCGCCCGCACCGTGACCGAGGGCCAGTATCGCGGCGACTACCGCGAACTCTACGACATGATCGGCTGCGACTGCTTCACCACCGTCACGGTGAATCGGGAGCGCGACTCGATCTTCGTCGACGACGAGGGCCTCATCCGCAACAAGCCGCAGGAGTTCTTCGCATGGAAGGGGTACGAGCATCCCCTCGCCGGCATCGGAGTGATCCTCGGCTGCGACGAGGAGGGCGAGACGGTTGAGCCGGTCATCACTCTGGAACAGGTGCGTTCGTCTGTTGCGTGGATGACCCCTGTGCAGGTTCCGGGTGGCATCATCTTCATCGAGGAGGAGTGATATGGACAACCCACGGCGAATCATCCGCGATGCGATGGACGAAGCGGGATTCTCTACCTACTCCCGGCTGATGCGTGACCGGCAGAGGGGACAGGTGGCGGCGAAGGTGATTGCGACTTGGCTTCCGTCCGTCCAAGCGGAGGCGGTCAACGAGACGGACTACTCATGCCAAGACCATCTGCTACGCGATGTGATGGACGCGATGGCAAGCCACGGCACGCCAGAGTTCGCTGCCAAGTGCGCCCTGATTGGGGAGCGCGTCACGATGGCTGCGATTGATTACGTCCTGTCATGCCATGAGGGAGACGGTGAGGACATCGAGCAACAGATTCTCGCCGACGAGCGCGAGAACGCCGAGTTGGAGCGCAGGACTTGGAACCAAGACCTTTACGGGAGTTGACATGAGCGACATCGGAGACAAGATCATCGGCTGGGTTGGGGCTGTCGGTTGCGCCCTGTTCATTGTGGAATTTATTTTGGGGGTCAAATGAAGAAGACAACGCAGAAGCGCAAGCCGGGACTGAACCACCCTTGGGTGGCATCATGGAAGCACCTCACCCCACAGGGTCTGGTCGACTTCGGGAACCGTCAGAAGGCGCGGCTGAAGGCTGTCGGGAAACAGAAGCGGGTGATCGTCACCTGAAGTGGTCGATCCACCTATCTGACAGGGCATCAATAGCGCGAAGGTGGATGGGGAGCCATGCTCTCTCCATCGCCTTCCGCGCACCAACCACCTGACGGTAGGACACGCCGCGCTTGGCGGCGATCGTGCGAACAGACGGTCTGCGCGTCACGAGGTTCGCCAGCACATCAGCCTGGAGTTCCCCGCCCTCACCACCCGTCATCACCACGGCGAGTTCCTGCACCGCCGCCCTACGCAACGATCCCGTGGCGAACGAGGCATACATCGCGAGCCTCTGATCCCGTGGCAGTTCGTCCAGTTGCCGGATGAAGATCGCCGCCTGTGCGTGTGCATCGTAGATGGTCATGCCGTTCGGGTCTGTGCTGCGAGACTCGAACAGATTGACGCTGGCGAAGTGCGCCTTCCTCCCCATCGTGAACGCCCACCGCAGAACGTGTTCCGGGCCTTTGAATTTCAAAACTCGAACTCCTTCAGTTCCCATCTGTTGGACTTGGCGTTCTTCTTCCACCCGTGAACGACGACCCTCCACTCCAACTTCAGCAACAGAGGGAGAATGTCGGACTCGCTGATCTTGTTGATGCGAGCCTTCATGTTCGATGCGCTGGTCGTTTGCACGGCGACCACCTCGGTCTCCGACAGAGCCAGCACGTCGATGATCGTGAACAGATCCTGCCTGATTCGAGCGTGCGGATTCCACCGCTCGACAACCTCGGCTCTGTATCCTCGATCGCGCAGATGCTTGAGCGTCCTCTGTGTCGGGCTACTCAAAGCGGTTTGCCTCGATGAATGCGTCCCTGTGTTCCCTGTCCGGCTGCGACACAACAGGCCAGCGCCCGCTGATGGCAGACATCCAATCCCCCCACCGCGCCCCGTTGATCCCAATGATCCCGTCGCTGCCGATCACGAACACCGTCTCCGGGTGAACGCAGCGACCCTCATCGATCATCCTGTCCCGGTGTTCAGGGGTGCAGTCCCGACAGATGTTCACCTTCGGCATTGGCTTCACGCTTCGGTAAGACGATCGCCACAGTCGCTGGTATTCAACCCATTGCTCTCGCGTCTCGAAGCACCGCGGCTTACAGGCGGTTGGCAACCCACCATCGAAGCATGGTGACGGCGGCGTGTTCCCATTGAAGTCCATGCTCTTCCTCCCATTTGTTCTTGTCGTGATGCAGTTCGTCGTGATGCTGTCGGCACAGGGGTATAGCCCAGTAGTCTGGCGTCTTTGTCCCCATCCCCTTGCCACTCACAACGATGTGATGAGGGTCGTCCGCCGGCGTGTTGCAAACGCAGCACTCCAGAGACTTGACCCAATCAAGGTAAGACCTGTCCTCGATGCGCCCGAGGTGGCCCGTCTTCAGGGCATCTCGGAACGTGAGCCACGGCGGGATTGGCTTCACCAATGCTCCCGCCCTGCCGTCCCCGGAAGACCGGGCTCGAAGTCCACGGCGATCGTGGCGTTATTGGTGCGGGCCGGCGTGTCCTGCACGGCGAGTCGTCGGTTGACCACGGCGAACCCGATATAGGCGAGCGCACCCAACATCTCCCGCTCCCACCGCTCATGCTCCCACCCGCTGGCGTGCGTTGCCTCTCGCATCTTCTTCGCCGCCTGCCCCAGCAGGAACCCCTCACCAAAGTCATCGGCGATCTTCTTCCAGGGTTGTGCGAGGAAGTCCTCTCCCTTGCCATGCCTCTCTGCCCCCTTGCCAGCCGTGACCTGTTGCATCACGGCGGCAAACACGCCAGCCAACAGTTCGGAGTTCCTCACCGCAGCGCCTCGTCCTCGATCTGCCCGATCACAAAGTCGATCGCCTCGTCAGCGATGTCGGCGTCGTGTCCAGCCCCAATCAGGAAGGTGTAGAAACACTCCATGAAATGAAGCCGACTCCCATCCCCCTCGATCTCGATCGAGACACTCTTGCTCGGCTCTGAATCGTAATCCACGAACCCCATCGATATGCGTGCCATTAGCAGTCCCATGCCTTTCTCGCCTTGCGAAGGCGGCTGTTAGGGTTCTTCGCTGCCTCGGGGAACTTCTCCATCTGCCCCTTGCTCCGGGCGCAGAAACTCTTGCGGCGCTTTGCATCCTTCTCGGTCTTCGGGTTCGGGGCCGGGGGCTTCAGGTTCCCGCCGGTCTCTCTGTTGTACGAGGCACGGCCCTTCGCGTTGAGTCCGCCGTCCGGGTCTTGCCCTTCCTTCCTCTGCCATGCTGGGGTCTTAGCCATATGCTCTTTTCTCCATGCGCTCGTCAGCGCGTAATGTTTGCCAAACTGCAATGCCCAACTTCGCCACCTCCAACTCCCAGCGCAGCCGCTCGCTCTGCTCGATCGCCACCCTCAATCCCTCCAGGTGTTCGATGTAAGCCTCGCTTGCCCGTGCTTCCCTCTCTTGTGCCGCTGTTGTTTTGTGACCATCCTCCTCCGCCTTCTTCATCTGAATCGCCAACAGACTCTTGGTGTAGTTGTCGAGGTGCGACCTATCTGCGAAAGCCTTTGCGAACTCCTCCGACTTTGACCGCAGTTCGACCAGCCTCTTTTCCACCGACTCGCTTGCCCACATAGCCATCCCCCTCTGAAATTGGAACCCAGTCCTCCGTCGACGGAGTGCCGGCCTCCTGATCGCCCTCCTTCACCCACATCACCCTCACATCCCCGAACGCCGCACGCATCTCGTCGATCCACTTCGACATCTGCGGGAAGCGTTCGCGGTTGCGACGGCGCTGCTCATCCCTCTCGATCTGCTTCGCGACTTCAGACATTGACCGGGAGCCTCATGTCGGTCGCCTTGAACAGACGCTCGCTCGTGTCGAAGTAGGTGCCGGTCTCCGGGTTCACCCACAGCCCGATCTTCCCCTCCCACCCGAGGTGGCGGTTCTTGTCGCAGACAAGGATGCAGTCCGGCAGCGAGTCATCGACAGGCTTGCCGGCACGCTTGTCGAATTCCTTCTGCTTGTTGCGCCACACGGTGAACATCATGTCCGCCTGGTCGCTGATCGAACCCGACCCTCGCCCGTCGTACTTGCCGGGGATTGCGTTCTCGTCCGACGGCTTGCGCGTGTGGTGGATCAGGTGAATGTGAATGTCGAAGTCGCGGGCGACGACCGTCAGCGAATCCATGAACTCCTTCTGGTCGGTGTATCCGTCCTCTGCCAGCCCGCACTTCAGAAGCGAGTCGAGGACGAAGTGCTGCACCTTCAACCTCGCGGCGCAGTAACGGATGATCGCCAGCATCTCCTTGCGATCGACGGTTCCTTGTTGGTCGTAGATCAACAGACGATCGTCAGCCCACTTCAGAAACTGATCTGTTGTCGGCTTGCTCGGGGTCTGAACCCCGGTCGCCTGACGCAGCATCCGCTTGAGCGTTGCCTCTGGCTTCATCTCCATCGAGGCGATGCAGACCTTCTGCCCCTGCGCCATGAAGTCGAGCATCACGGCTGACGTTAGTAGACTCTTGCCGTGACCGTTCATGCCCAGCCAGACCGAGACCTGGCCCCCAGGAAATCGAATCTGGTCGAACCTTCGCCACGGCAGGAACGTCCCCCGTTCCTTCCACTCAAGGTCATAGAGTTCTTTGTGCAGCGCGTCACGGAAGGACGCCGAGGACTGCACCCGAGCCGCCGTGGTCGGCTCCTTCAGGTACTGCTTGAAGTCGATGTCGTCGGAGGTCAGGAGCATCCCAGCCCCCTGAATGCTCGTGTCTCTCCCGGCATGAACTTGAACAGGTGCGCTCCCTCCGACGCACCGATCGCTACCCAACCCTTCTGAAGATCAGCCCTCCACAGGTACGCCTCTGGCGTATAGCGAAGGACCTCGTTCAGGGTGACGCGGGCAGTCAGTTTTGTGCCCTCTGCAAATACCAGCGCCGCCTGTAGTCCCGTCAGCCAGCGCCATTCGTATTGGCGCGGGTCGTTTTCATCAACAACGACTACCGGATTCCCTTCTCCCGGCAGGTATCCGATCGTGGAAATCAGCACCATCTCCGCCGGCCTTTTCCCAGAGAGCCGAGCGGAATGGATTGCATACGCGCCTTTCGGCAACGGCTTCATGCCAACCCCTCAAATGGGTTGGACAGAGCCGGCTTTGCGCCCACGAGTGGCACGCGACTTGATTCCGCACCGTTTCGTGACATCCAGTTGTTGAGGAATCGGGGCCAGTCTTTCCTAGACTTGGCCTTGGCAGGGTTCGCGAGAACCCAAGCCTTTGCTTTGCGGAGTTCGATCTGGATGTCGATGCCGGGATAGGCGTCTTGCCAAGCAGGGACTAGGGAGTCGACACCCACCCAGTCTTGGGCCTCCCAGTCGAACCACGCGCTAGTAGTTTTGGGTTTTGTATTGGTTGTTGGTTGTTGGTTGTTGGTTGCTATAAGCCCCGCATTGGGGGGGCTACTAGCCTCCCCAGTAGGGGGGCTATTAGGGGGGCTATTAGCCTCCCTATTGATACCCCATCGCTTTTCTGCCCCACGCTTTCCCGCGTCCCTAAATGACTGGAACGCGGCGATCTCCTGATCGCACCGGGCGTTGGTCCAGCCAGCGTCCGTCAGTACGAAAAATTCCCGCAGCACAGATTCGACCTCGGTCGCGTGTTCACGCATTGCGATGAGGCGGGCGCACGCCTGTACGTCGGCGGGCAGCGGCTGCTCGTGTGTGTAGTAGGCGTCAATGAGACGCCGGTAGGCGAGGTCCTCCAGAAGGGACAGGTGCCTCGTCTTAGTGAGGTAGTCCCTAATGTGGAACGGATAACTGAACATTTTCCCCAGACTCCCCTTGGCTCCGAACTTGGTTGGTCGAAAGACTAGCCCGACCAAGGCTAATCGAGCCGGACATCGGCGGTCAATATACCAATATGATCGCAACGCTTTACTAGGCTTTACGGGACTTACCATCACCTTTACTGGCTTTACTATCGATCTGTTGCCGTCGGTCTGCTTTTTCTAACTTTTCGCTTGACAGGGGAAAACGGTCGCCATTAACCTTGGGTTGAGGTAGGGGACATCAACTACGAAAGGGGAACTGATGGATCAAGCAAACACATTCGCCGAACTCTCGACGATCAACGTCAACGATCACGTCGAGAAGAAGGGCAACCTGTCGTACCTGTCCTGGGCGTGGGCTGTGTCCGAAGTGCTGCGCCGGGACAACACCGCGACGTGGGAATTCCGGTGGCAGAACGACGTGCCGTTCGTTCGCATCGGCGAAACCGCGATGGTCTTCTGCACCATCAAGGCATTCGGCGTGGAGCGCACCGCGTTCCTCCCGATCATGGACAGCCGCAACCGTCCGATCCCGAACCCCGACGCCTTCGCCGTGAACACCGCCATGCAGCGATGCCTGACCAAGGCGATCGCCCATTTGGGCGTGGGCCTATATGTCTATGCGGGCGAGGACGTTCCCTCTGTTGACCCGAAGGTCGCGGAGGAGCAGGAGCGGGCGAAGGACGAAGCGAAGCAGAAGCGCATCTCGGAGATACACGCTGCCATGCGAGAGGCGAAGACGGTCGAGGAACTGGGCAACGTGTGGCGTGAACTTTCGGTGGAGGAGAAGGGATGGACGGAACCGTTCAAGAACGCGCTGAAGGAAACCCTCACCAGCGAACAGCCGAGTGGCACAAGCAGCGCGAAGGTCGCCTCACTTGCTCGACGTTCGGCGAAGCCCTCGGGCTCACCGGAAGTTGGCAACGAGCCTTCCGTCGCCTGAAGGGGATCGAGGTGTTCACCGGCAACGAGGCAACCGAGTACGGGATCAGGCACGAGCCTGATGCCCTCGCCGCCTACTGCCGGCAGACAGACAGAGATGTCGAGCAGGTCGGGTTCATGGTTCACCCGACGATCGATTGGATGGGCGGGTCCCCTGACGGGCTGGTGATCGACCGAGTGGTCGAGTTCAAGTGTCCGTTCAGCGGGGAGGTCTACGAGGACGTGCCGTCCCACTACATGGCACAGGTGCAGGGGCTGATGCAGGTCACCGACTTGCCGCGCTGTGACCTGGCGGTGTGGACGCCGGACAGATTGCGCGTCTTCACCATCGAGCGCAGCGCCGATTACTGGCGGTGGATGTACCCGAAACTCGCCGAGTTCTGGACCTACGTTCAGGCGAGCGTCGAGCCCCCTCGCGCCAAGAAGTCATCGTTCGACTACACCGCCCTCGTCGAGGGCGTCAAAGATTACCAGTTGTCCTAACCAAGGAGGAGACCGAAGTGGCTGACCAGTACGAGATCAAAGATGGGACCTTCACCCTGTTCAGGGTCGAAGACAAGGAGTCGGATCGTCACCCTGACTACACGGGCAAGGGCAAGACTCCGAGTGGCGAGTTGGTGTACGTCGCCGGCTGGATCAAGGAGTCGAAGTCGGGCAAGAAATATCTGTCCTGCACGATCCAAGAGCCGCGTGACAAGCAACCGGCGAAGACCGGGACTGACAAGGTCGTTGCCGAACTGAAAGAGGACCTGCCGTTTTGATTACTGAAATGCCATCGATCAAGATTGACAAGGGAATGCCAATCCCTCCACCGCCGCACAAGAAGTATCCGTTTGACCTGATGGAGGTCGGGGACAGTTTCTTTGTCCCTGCTGGCGAGGACATCGAGCGGACGCACAACAACCTGCGCTGCTCGGCTCTCGCCTTCGGATTGCGCCGTCAACAGAGGTTCACGACGCGCAGGGAAGACGGTGGCGTCAGGGTGTGGAGGACCGAGTGATGTGGTGGTGGGCCATCGCCGACTTTCTGGTTGGACCTGTCGGGCGGTGGCTCGCCCTTCTCGCTGTTATCGCAGCAACCGGCGCAGCCGGGTTTATGAAGGGCATCGAATACCAAGAAGGTAAGCAAGCGCGAGTCGAGGTGCAGACCCTCACCAAGCGCATCGAGGTGGTGAATAAGGTTGCCGTGGGGCAAGAGAAGATCAGCGCGGCATATGAGAAAGGAAGGTCAGAGCGTGAAGCCGAATTCAAGAAACTTGAAACCGAGTATGCACAGAACATTCGTTCTGTCCTCGCCTCTCTTCCTTCTGCTTGTACTTGGAGCGATGACGTTGTCGGGCTGCTCAACCGCTCGCGTCAAGCCGGACGACCTGCCGCCAATCCCAGCAAATCTGTTGAGCCCATGCCCGCCCCTCGATCCTCTTACCGATGGGAAACCGGAGTCGGTGGCGAGGCAGATGTTGCAGGACGCGAGGGCATACCTCGACTGCCGAGACAAGCACAGGCTGCTGACTGAGACCGTGAAGTTCCGCGAACAAATTCTGAACCGGGAGGAGTGACCTCAACATGAAGACGATCGTCGCCGTGATTGCAGCACTTGCGCTTGGCGGGTGTGCCACCACCAACAAGGACTACCTCGCGATGCTGACCGCGCAACAGGCGGTGGCAACGCAAAACGCCGAGGCCGTGAAGGCCAGGTTCCAGGCGATGTCACAGATCGCACAGACTGGTGACGCATCGTCCCGCACCGCCGCGGTGATGGCGATGGCGATGGTGCAGACCCCAAACGTCAACTTGCCTCCCCCGCCGGAGAGCGAGGTGTTCAAGTGGGCGTCTGTTCTGGTACCGGCAATCACCAACCTCGGTGCCAACTTCTTCACCTACAGGCTTGGCGCAATCAACTCCAACAACGCCGCAGCCACCACGACAGCGGCCTACAACACGTTCGGCAGCATGGCGACGGCTGGGTATAACGCGGTGCAGGGA